ATAATTTTCATTACTTTTATAAGTAGTTAATAATCAATGACTTAGTATAAAGTGTTTAATATCAAGTAGTTATGGATTATCTATAAGTATCTAATTATGAGGTACTTATATAAATGCCTGATTATCAATGACTTATATACTATTTACATTGTCAATACATTGTCGTAGCTAGTCATTAAAATAGTGATACTTCATAAGTACTTAAATACCAAGCACTTAGAATTATGTTCAATTCATATAAGGTGTTGGTAATATGGGGTTTATAGTGATTAAAGTGAATTCGAGTATGTGCTTGACATAAATCGAATAAGATGGTAAAATAATGGGGGGAAGTGTGGACTTTACGCTTAATCGGATTTGGGCAAGTATCGGTACCCTACCCTTCGTTCGCTGCTCACTAGTCTGTTGTTTAGAGTGTCCCGCGCACTTTACGTCATTTACTACATTAATCATTATAGCGGATTATATAATAATGTAAAGATGTTTATTATATTCTGTATCAACTAGTTATGGGATATGAAACCAAAGAACATAGATAAGAGTGAGTTAATGCGGTTAAAATTTGAGTATTACAGTGAAATACTGTGGAATAACAGTTTGGGTGGTAAGAAGAAACCTGTTAATAAGGTCTATAAATTGCTTAAATCGAAATATGGTATAGTTGGTCGTGATATAGACAGTGTATATGGTAAGATTGATAAGCTTATAAAAAGTAGTTGACCATTAACGAATGTGGTGATATACTCGTTAATAATGTTGAATAATAACAATAATTAAAAGGGTTTTGAATATGGGTATGCGAGTAAAGAAGAAGGTATCACCAAAGGTATTAACGGACAAATTTTTGGAGTTGGGCAGTCCCCGTAGATTCAGGGAATGGTTAACTGAGGCGGCGGGATTTAGTCGTATTGGAGAAGGTGCCTTTAGTGAAGTGTTTAGTCGTGGTGATGTAAAGTATGTAGTTAAGATTGGTAGTGAGTATACCGATATACCACGAAGTAAATACATCTTGAAACCTATTAGGGTAGCACATTGTAATGAATATGATGGTATCCTGATTCAACCCAAATGTGAAGCGGTATGTGATAATGATAATGACTATGAATTATTTGAGTATTGGGAGAAAATAGTAAATGTTTTACGAAAGAAATATCGGGGCTGGTATGATGACCATTCTGGTAATGTTGGTATATATAAAGGACAACCAGTAATTATAGATTGGTAAATTAATGCACCATTGACATATTAATGTCCGTATGACCCGAATGGTAAGGGTATGCTCTGCAAAAGCATAGGCGTAAGCCATTGTCTGTTCAATTCAGACTACGGACTCCAAACTTTTTTGAGTGGGTTCAAGCCCCACCTCTTGCTCCAAACAATAAAATAGGATTGAATATTAAATTATGAATAACTGTATGTTTTAATGCGTTTTGGTGTTTGTGCTCGATACATATAGTGTATGAGCAAAAAAATTGATATGACTGGAAAGATAATAAATAGATGGACTGTGTTAAATTTATCTGATACAAAAGGGCCACGGGGATTTTTATGGAATTGTTTATGTGAATGCGGCAATACTAAATTAGTAAATGGGTTTGATTTGAGAGCAGGACATAGTAAGTCGTGTGGATGTTATTTATCAGACATGGTTAAGTTACGATGTAGTAAAAAAGATTCTGGATTAAATGATTTATTACTTAGATATAAAGGCAGTGCTCGACGAAAAAGTTTACCGTTTACATTAACAAAAGAAGAATTTATAAAAATTACATCGGAGGATTGTTATTATTGTGGAAGTGCGCCAAGTACAATAAGCAAAAAAAGCTCGGATATAGGAATATACATTTATAATGGAATAGACAGAAAAAATAATTTAGAAGGATATACAATAGAAAACAGTTTACCATGTTGTAACTATTGTAATTTCTTAAAGAAAAATGCAGATTATGACGCATTTATTTCGCATATAAAACAAATATATAAACATAGGATTGAAAATAATGAAAATACAAGACTATTATGAAAACAGATTGATGAATGCTCGTAATTCACATCAGGGGAAATTCCCTAAAGTTTTAGCGATTTGCTCGGCAGGATTGCTTCGTTCTGCGACCCTCGCCTTTATATTAGCTAATGAGCCATATAACTGTAATGTTCGTAATTGTGGTGTCTATCCAGATTTTGCCTTGGTGGTATTAGACCAAGTATTGATTGAATGGGCAGACCACATTTTATTTGCTGAGACAGAGCATTATAAGTATGCCAAGCAAAAATTTGCCTTGACTGGTGCCGATGGTGCTTTAAAATCTACAATTGTATTGGGTATCCCCGATAACTATGCCTATCGTGACCCCCAATTGGTTGAAATCATTAATAACCTATTGATATTCAATGGGTTGGACAAAATCTTAATTAAATCTTGACTTATTATATAAATCAATTAGTATTGGTGAATGGAATATAAATCAGATTGTTGAGGATAAAATAACATGAAAAATGACCCGACAGACCGTTATTATTTATGGGGCAAGAATGATGGTCAACTAAACCTAATTGAACGAATTGTCAATAATTGGGATACTGGATATAAATTGGAAGACATTAAGAATAAAGTACTATTACGAAGTAAGTTACTTAAATTGACCGACGATATTTGTGATTGACATTATTATATAACTTAGTATAAAGTAATTAATACTATGAAATACAAAATTGAACGAGAGTTTAGTTATGGTTGGGATGATGCAGGGTGGATTGATGAAATTGATGGTATAGCTACACCAGTCAGGTTTAACACATATGAGGAAGCAGAAGCTGAATTGTGTGACCATATCAATATGATTAGTGAAGCAGTTGATTGTGGTGATATGGATGAATATGAAGATATTAGTGAATATCGAATTGTTGAAGATAAAGATTGACATTTTATAAAAACTAGTATAAAGTAATTAATACTATGAAATACAGAAAAGCTGAACAGATAATTCAATCTTAGGATTAGTTATATGGAAAAATTAAAGATTGGTCGTCCAAAGGGGAGTAACAGCACTATTGGTATTCGGTTGCGAGATTTTATTAAGCATCTTGCGCCTAATGCTGATTTACGAGAGATACCTAACATTGTTATAATGGTTGGGACTACTTGGTTAGAGAATATGGGATATACACTTAAACCGACTGAGATAGCTAAGATTAAGTCATATACTCCTACTAATGATAATATCGTTGTAGAAGTTAAAGACCTTCAATTAGATTAAGTTATTGACAGAATATAAAAAGTAGCCATAACATGGTGGTTATTTAATCTGAATAATGATTGTTCTTCTTGTTATTTTCATCTGCCCATTTTGGTTGAAGATTATCAAGTGACCAACATACTTTAAATTGTAAATCATTGACAGAAGTAAAATTAAACCAAGATTTGGGGGTTTTATGGTCAATTTGCCACTTCCCATAATTTCCCCAATTCATACCATCTTGAAATTGTTTTTCGATATGTTCTTTTAAATCATTTTTAGTGTAGCCGACTATTGTTTCCCAGTGATACCCGTCCTTCATTCTTCCCAATGAATTACGCAAGCCTGCACTTATAACTGAATTCAATCTCCACAATGCGTCAGTTTTTCGTTTATGTTTTTGATATTTGTTCTTATACTTGCGCCGACTTTCTTTTCCACTTTTAGTTTGTCTATATTTAAAATCCGATTCTTTTCTTATTGTTTTATATTCGGATGTCTTTCGTCTGTTGTCAACGGATTGTTTTTGACAAGGTTTACAATATCCCGATAATCCATCAAATCTATTTTTGTTCTTGAAAAAGTTTTCTTTTAATTGTTCGGTTTTACATTTGTTACACCACTTTAATAATGTATTATTAGATACTAATGACTCTCTTGGATGTTTTTTATGTCCACACACATTACATCTACTATGGTGTCCATCCTTGTTTCTTGGAGATTTCCAGAAATTTTCCAATGGTCTGACCTCTTTACAAACACTACATTGTTTTGTATTCATATTAATAAATAGTAGCGAACATTGTTTTTCACCAAAATAGTTGTTGACATTTTATAAAATATCCATATACTTAGAGAATGATTAATTCAATTCCGTTTGAGAATATGGTTGGGCAAGAAGATATGAAACGCAAATTGCAGTTTTATGTTGAAGGTTACAAGGTAACATCAATGATACCACATTTTATGTTCGTTGCCGAGAAAGGTTGCGGGAAAACTACTGCGGCAATTGAAGTTGCCAAGCAATTAATCATTGATGGCAAGCCTAAACGAGCCAAAGAGATTAACTGTTCAACGTTAAAGAGTGTGGCACAGTTTGCTGAACAAGTATTGTTACCATTTGTTCAGGATAATGATTGCACTATTCTATTTGATGAGGCAAGTGAATTGCCGAAGGATTTAACGATGTCTCTATTGACTATGTTGAATCCCAATAGTGATAATCGCAATATCTTTAATTTTCAGGATATGGCATTTGATATTAATTTCAAGAGACATTCTTTCTTGTTTGCCACAACTGAACCACAAAAGATATTCCACGCATTGATGAGTCGTTGTCACCGCATTGATTTCGATGCTTATCAAGATACGGACTTGATGACGATTGTAAAAAGAAATGTGGATAAGAACAGTAAGGTCAAGTTTAGTGACCAGGTGACATTGGAGATACCGAGTGTATTGCGACACAATCCCAGATGCGCCCAGATGATGGCAACAGATATTGTCAGTTATTGTTCGCAGAATAACATTAAATTGTTTGATGTTAAGGATTGGGAGTTGATGAAGAAACAGTTGGGTATTAAACCAATGGGATTAAATGCAACTGAAATCAGGGTATTAAAAATTCTTAAAAACACACCGCATTGTCGGTTGACTGATTTGGGTGCCAAGTTAGGTATGACATCCAGTTCTATTCAACGAGATGCCGAGTTATTCTTACTTCGGAATAATCTGATGAAAGTGGATAATGGACGATGTTTAACGAATGAAGGAATGAAGTATCTTGAGTCACTATGAACCGAGCATATATATATTGTTCAGTGGAGATACTGTAATTGCTGTTACTTGTGATTGGGATATTGCGAGAAAATGGAAAAAACTAGGACGAAGGATTGAGAGGCGTGATATTATTTATTGGTGGAACAACCGAGTATACCCGTGGATTAAGGATTAAACTAATATGGAAAAACAATTAAAAGTTAAAGACATCTTTACGGATGGACTGATAAAGAAAATTAATGATGGTAAGGTAAGGATGGAAGCTATATGGCAATGCAATGGTGAAGAAGGCGTCAATATAGCAACAAATATTTCTATAGATGGATATTCAAATTTGGTTCTTGTAAACATAGCCGGCGATGAATATGGTAATAATGGATTGACATTTGGAACAGACGATTTGGTTGAAGATATTCAGGAAGATTATATCTTTACTCTATTGGAAAAGGAATATGATATGGATGTCCTTGTCAAGTTTGTTACTGTCAAACCATATAAACTCAAACTTTGATATCCGAACCATCACGCGGTCTATTATAATTATCCGTTGCCCACATTGGTCTTTGATTAGTATAATGACACGCTTCTAACAGTTGTTTTCTATCTGTTAAATCAAACATATTTAATGGTTTGATATGGTCGATATGCCAACCTGTTTTTGACCAGTTATCCCAAGACATTCCGGGAAGGAACTGTGATGCTATATATGACCTAAATTCTTCAATGGAACAACCCAAGTCTTTAACAGCACTTCCAGATTTATAATTTCCACCAATAGCTCTATTCATTCGTGTTCTTAAATTTCCTTTTAATCGATAATTAATATCAGTTTTCCTACGATTATCATTATATTTTTTTGTTTGTTCTCTTATTGTTTCTCTGTGTTCTTCCTTGTACTTTCTTGTTTGTTCTCGTATTATTTCTTTATGTTCCATATCATATTTTTTGCGTTGTTCTTTCCGTGATTCTCTATATTTTCTCTGTTCATCTTTATGTTCTTTCCTATATTTTCTAGCCTGTTCGTTTCTAAATTTTTTGTGAATTATATTGTATTTTTTGTTATACAGTCTTTTCCTTTCTGTTATAATATCGTTCAAGATTTTGTCGTTGGATTCTGGATTTGTGTTTGTTGTAGAACCGTTTATAACATTCTCGATTTCTTTCTCTAATTTGTTCGACGGTAAGGCTGTTGTTTCGTTTTGGCATATATTCATAAGTTCCTTATATACATAAATAGTGTTAACTTTTCCAATCTTAGAAAAATGTTGACAAATTTTACAATATGGAGTATTCTTAAATTATAGTAAATTAAACAATTAACAAGGATGGTAGGTCGTGATTAAGATAAAATGTGAGAGGTGTGGGGCTAGTAACGTATACAGTAGTGAAGTGGACGCGTATTTGGATGGGTGGTATTACAGTGATGGTTATGGTCAAGGGTATCCGTACAATTGCCGACCCTTTGAGATTTGTGCGTCTTGCCGAGCCAAGGAAATTATTGAGCCAGTGGAGATTGTGTAGTCAATGAAATTCCCAAAACAAGTTACTAATTCTTACATTAAAGACCCGCGTTTTTGTCCGTATTGTTTAAAACCAGACAATATCTATTACTTCGACCATTTTGAAGATAATGCACAGAAGGTAAGATGTGAATTGTGTGGTACTGAATGGTATGAAGTATATGCGATGGTGGCAATTGAGCCAATAAGCGAAGTAATAACAGCTTGACAGAATAATCGATAAGGTGTATAGTTATGGAGTATGAATAATGAAGCACCAATATTATGTGGTATCTGTGGAGTAGAGTTGAACTTTACCCGCAGAGATTTACAAAAGATTAATCAATTAATGCGACAAGAATTGAATGGTAAATACTTTGTACCGGGGGGGTTGGCATTAACTGTTTATAATAAAGTAGCACACGCATATCATACCAAGACCAAATGAACATACCATCGTGGGATAGACTATTCTTAGAACAGGTGTATCTTATTGCTAGTAAGAGTAAAGATACCAGTACTCAAATGGGTGCTGGTATAGTTAAAGATAAGATGATGCTCAGTCTAGGGTATAATGGTATTCCCCGTGGTGTAAGTGACTCTGTTTACGATAGATATGAAAAACCTGAGAAATACTATTGGTTTGAACACGCAGAACGAAATGCCTTCTATAACTGTTCTAGAAATGGTGTAAATACCTCTAATTCAATACTTTATACACAGGCACTACCTTGTGCAGATTGTGCCAGAGCAACTATTCAAGTGGGTGTTGCGGAAGTTGTTGTACACAAACAGTTTAACGATTATTTCCAAAATGAGAAATGGACTCAATCACAAAAGCGTAGTGAACAGATGTTTTTTGAAGCTGGTATCACACTCCGATACTTTGACGGTGTTATTAATATCAAAGCATTGATACTTGGTAATGTGGTTCTAGTGTAAGTCGTTGACAATCAACATAATTTAGTGATAGACATTTTTATATAAACTGCTATACTAAATAACAGTTAAGTAAATAAACCATCGAACAAACGAAAGAAATAGTAATAGAATGAAAACCATCGAAAGCAATCGCACAGTAACCAATAGCACCAACTTCAAATCGCACACCTTTGGAATCAAGTCTAAGAATCTCAGTCACTTGATTCATATTGTCCGTGACCAAATCTATTCTGATAAAGTTTTGGCAGTAATTCGTGAATATGCCTGTAATGCTTGTGATGCAAATGTTATGGCAGGATTGAAAGATACCCCGATTATTGTTACCCTGCCGTCCAAACTTGACCCTACCTTTAAGGTTCGTGATTTTGGTGGTGGCTTGTCTGAACAGGATATTGTTGACATCTTCATTTCCTACGGTGAATCCACAAAGCGTAACACCAATGATGCGATTGGTACATTAGGCATTGGTAGTAAGAGTGGCTTTGCTTATGGTGATAGCTTTATTGTCACTTCCTATAACAATGGTATTAAGACTGTTTATGATTGTGTCTTGGATAAGACCAATGTTGGCAACTGTCTCGTATTGCTCAGTGAGCCAATGAAAGCAGATGAAAAGGAAGGTATTGAAATTACTGTCAATGTCAAGCACGATGACATCGAAGATTTTCGTGACAAGGCACTTAATTTCTTTAAGTATTGGACTGTAAAGCCTGAGTTGATTGGTTTTACTCCTACCAACGAAAAGGTCAAGGAAAAGACTGTTTTGTTTCAAGGTAGCAACTGGACAATTTTTGAGGACACTTCCACCAATTATTATGGTCGTAATGATTCTACTTCTCTGGCATTGATGGGCAATATCGCATATCCGATTAAATGGGACTTGGTTAAATTGCCACAAACTCGTGATGGTAGCTTGAATGACAAGGTGTTGGATTATATTAAAAATGCTGATTTGGTGTTTCGTTTCAACATTGGTGATGTCGAATTTGCACCGAGCCGTGAAGCACTCCAATACACTGACCACACCATCAACGGTATCAATGCCGCAGTTAAGACAGTGATGGCAGAGATTGAGCGTGTTGTCACTGAAAAGTTTAAGGATTGTAAGAATCTCTTTGAGGCTAAGGCTTTGTTCGGTACTCTCTTTGGTGATACCAATGGTTATAGCTATCATCACGGTGGCTTAACTGGACTCAAACCCTACTTTGAGAAAAAGGGTCTTGTGTGGAATGGTCACACTATCAATAGTAATTATATTGAGGGATTCAATGAGTATGATTTGGACAAGGGATATAAGAAAGGTGGCCACGAATACAAGGATTATAATGATATGGGTAAATTCCCAATTCATCGTTATCAAATGAGTGGTAGTGTCTTGAAACTCCAAAAGGGCAATCGGCACAATACTACTGGTATCAAGTGTGCAAAGTCCGTGGCTATCTTGCACTATGACAATCAGAAGAATAATTATGTCCGTAAAGCCTGCCATTACTTGATATCAAAGGATAGTGCAATTAACAGCATCTATGTCTTGGACTTTGAGGGTAAGACGGCACTCCAAACCCAATGCTTTAAGGATTTGGAATTGGATTTGGTTCCGATTACCAAGTATAGTGACATTGTTGAGGATGTTAAAAAGACGATTATTCGTAGTGGTTCGACTGGTAAAACTTATGGTGTCAGTAATCCATTGGTTCGTGGTGCCAAGTTCGTTACCGTTGCAGATAATACTTATGTATCATCGTATCGTCGGCATGGTTATAGTGGGTGTTGGACAACTGTGGATATTAACTTCAATACTGACACTGGTTATTATGTTGAATTGAAAGACAATGCGTTACAATGGAAAGGTAAGGGTGATAATGTCACCTGTGTTGAAAATGCCTGTAACGTAATTGACAAGCTGAATAAGATTGGTCAGACAAATATCACCAAGATTTATGGGTTTGGTACTCGTATTTTGGACGCAAGGAAATTTGACAAGACCAAGTGGACTCGCGTGGAAGATGTCATCACTGAAAAGTTTGCGGCGTTAATTGCCGATAAAAACTTTGCGTGGTATTCCGCTTTCCGTAAAGTCTCACAAAACTTTCACGATAACAATCAAATGCCATCGTGGACATTAGTAACTCGTTTGGCCAAGAAAATTGATAGCAAGGAGAATTCCTTTGTCAAGTTGGCTGAATTGCTTAAGACTCACAAGGCATCCAATACAGATAATTATGATGCCCTCGTCAGTATGGTTGGTAGCAAGATTAAATGTGATACAGAAGTTGCCACAATCACCGACTTAATTAAAACTATTATCAATTCATACCCAATGCTGATGCTGTGTCGGTCATATCAATCGGCATATTCGATTGATGAAAATGATGCCAATGCCAAACATATTGCAACAATCGCAGATTATATCAACCTGATTGATGAAGGAGAAAATAAATAGTTTAATTACCATTCTTTATACGATTGTCTTTAGCCCATAGAGGTTGAAGATTAGTATAATGGCAAGCCTCTAGTAATTGTTCCCTCTTAGTAAGGTCGAACTTTACTAGAGGCTTGATGTGGTCAATGTGCCACGTATAATACCCATAGTTTTCCCAAGTCATTCCCTCTTGAAATTTAGATTCTATATATTTCTTAAATTCCTCAATAGAACAACCCAAGTCTTTTATTGCTGATCCAGACTTATAATTACTTTTTAGTGCGTGATTCAGTCTTCTTCGTAAATTACATTTAATTTTATAAACTAAATCTGTTTTCCTTCGATTCCTCTCATATAGTCTTCTCGTCTTTGCTATGTCTGACGCATTGGAGAGCCTGTATCGTAATTGTGTTGCGCGTATTGATTTCTTATTTGTTTTATAGTAGATTGCGTCATTTTTAACAATATCTTCCAAATGGGACTGTCGATATTGTTTATGATGTTCTTTTAGTCTCTGTCTGTTTTTAATACGCCACTGTTTATGATATTCTGCGCGATTATTTTTTTGTGGTGCCTCTGTTGCGGTGATATCGTTCAAGTGCCTCTGCGGCAAGTCTTTCTCTGTTATTTTGGTAGAATTTTCGTTGTCGTTCACAATTTTTTTGTCTAATGTCTTCGATGGTAATGTTTTTATTTCGTTTTGGCATATATTCATAAGTTCCTTGTATACATATAAATAGTAAGGACGGTTTCATAACATCACAAAATCGCAAATAAATTGTTGACATATTTTTAATAACTGGTATAGTTATATTATAGTAAATGAAAGACCAAACAACAAATAAAGGTAACAATATGAAAAACATCGCAACTAGCATTAGAAACAACTCCTTAACAGCAGTAATTGATAATAAGGTCTACACCGCAGACAATACACACCCGAATTGGGAAGCTATCTTGGATGCAGTTCGTATCAATGATGGTGAAACATTGATTGACCTGATTAACATTCGTCAATCGGTTATCAACTTCGTGGAAGGCAAGATTCAGATTGTCGGTAACGAAGTCAGTTACAACGGTTTGAACATTGGTGGTGTCGTTGTTGACCGCTTGCTGGAATTTATCTCTAATAAGTTGCCAGCTACCCCGATTGTCCGTTTCATCGAGAATCTGTATAGCAATCCCTCTAAACGAGCAGTTGAGGAACTCTATACCTTCTTGGAACACAAGAATATGCCCATTACCAATAATGGCACCTTCTTGGCATATAAAGGTTTGCGGGATGACTTTTATAGCAAAACCAGTGGCACGTTGACTCTGCTTCAAGGTCGTGCTGATGCACAGGGTCATATTTTTAATGGTGTTGGTGAAACCATTGAATGTGTCCGTAATCAAGTTGATGACAACAAGGAAAATCATTGTTCCAAAGGTATTCACGCAGGTTCGATGGAATATGCCACAAGTTTTGCTTGTGGTGGCAAGGTTGTAATTGTCGAAATCAATCCAAAGGATGTTGTCAGTATTCCTAATGATTGTGAATGTCAGAAACTCCGTACCTGTAAGTATAAGGTTGTCGGTGAATATGAAATGCCACTCAATTCAACTTATACTGGTCAGTATAACGATGATGGTAGTGATGAGTTCGGTTCAGATGAAGTTGACGGGGAAGGTGATGCTCAGTATGAAGATGGTTATGACCAAGGATATAAAGATGGTAAGGAAAATAGGGAAGATGGCGAGGCAAAGGTTTCGTTCAGTGGACTCGATACCGATGATTTCTATGACCTCGATTATATTGACCTCGGTTATATTGATGGTTATACTGTTGGTTATGCCAGTACAGCTGCACCGACAGTTAAATCGGATTCCTATATCAATGGTTATATTGATGGTTATCCGGAAGGTCGCACCGATAGTAAAGAACACAATACAAACTTCTTGAAATCAGTGGGTTGGACGGCACCGACCGATGACTATGACACTGGTTATGATGCTGGTTATGCAGATGGCTGGGGTCACAAAAGCAGGAAACATTAAAAAATAGGCGATGGGGAAGTGGTCATTCTTCGATGGGGTGACCACTTCCTAATTTTAAGGACTAAATATTATGCAGGAATATCTTCGTGATGGAATGAATAATATAATTGGTCGCCTTGACCAAAATCCTCGTGGTGATGTAAATGTTTATAATAGTAAAGGCGAATACCAAGGCCGGTACAATAAATCAAATAACAATACCATTGATAAACAAGGCAATCAAATAAGTCGTGGTAATCAATCCCAACGACTAATCAAGTAATACAAACAACTAACCAATCAATCCCTTATTACAATATAAGGGATTTTTTGTATATACACCCGTTACTACAATACCCCACAATCAATTAATTAATTAATACTCTTTATCTAAACACAGAAAAGCCACTACCATTATGATAGTGGCCATCTGATTTAATGTTGAATTGAATCAATTACATTGACAATTATGACAACCACCACATATATTATCAATTTCCTTGACAAATTCAAATTCACTTTGCTTCGGGAAGTCCCCCTCCCCCTCCCCCCCCTAGTGCCCGCTTCAACGCAAGATACACACCCACTTGCTTCTCATATAACTCATACTTGCTACACTTGGCAATACCCTGTGTGGTAATACCGTCCGGTGTAGTAACCGTAACCGTAGTATAACCACCTGTAGCTGTCATAGTTACATAATCAGGCAATGCACTAATTGACTTCTCATACTTAGTCAAAAAAGCATAACGCTTATTCACCGGATCAAAATAACGCCGACGATGCTCAATCCGAACTTTATACTTACCTAACCGCATTTGATGTACTGTATTCATTTTTCTTTCATTTCCTTTTCATAGGTTGCTTTCCACATAAAGTACTCTTTAATGAGAGTCTTTATCGCCGCTATCCCAATACTTAGACTAAGTATCAGAAATCCAAATAAATATGTAAAAATTATAAATAATGACCACAAATAATTTTGCTTCGTATATTCTATAAATTCAATAAATCCATTCATAATTTTTCCAATTTGACAATTTGTCAATTTAATGACATTTTGTCAATTTATTACTGCCAATTTGTCAGTGTGCCATTTTTGGCATACTGTGACATTTTTGGCACTACTTTTTCGTATAATATCAATTACAATTTATCACAATATCAAAAGAATGTCAAGAAAAATAATATTTGGCGCGCCAACTTATTATATAATATTATACTTGTTTATAATTCGGTGAATTGTGCGACGACTAATTCCTGTAATTAGTGCTGTTTTAGTTTTGTTACCGTTAGTCTCACGTAAAGCCTGAAGTACAACCTGATATTGCATATCTTTTGTTTTTGTATTTACAGGACTTCTTCCCGCGTTTTCACCGTTCAAATAATTTTTACTTTTATCTAATTTGCAATGATTAAGATATTTTTGTTCTTCTTCTCCTAAATTTTCTTCTGGTATTAAATCTACAATATGATATTCAAAGTTTTCTTCACCAAATTCATTCCAATCCTTTTGTAATTTGGGACAATGGTGTTTATTTTTATTCAACAAGTTTTTATGATAATTATAACGAGTATCTAGATGAAAAGAAGATCCAACGTAGTATTTATTATTGACGATATTTAAAATAATATAAATGCCACTATTTGATGGATTTATTTTTATTGGTGTAATATCTTTCGAGTCTTTTTTTATTGAGGATTGTTCGATTGCGTTTGTAATAACGCATTTGGCAAGCTCGACGCTCTTCAATAAGTTCGGTGATTGGTCTATTAAGTTTTGGTCTACCCATAAGTAAAATTCTTTTAGTTTGTCATGCATATATATTCCTCTATATTGTATAAATAGTATTTAGTTAGTTAAATATAGAGGAAATCTTAATTATATTTTGGGTATTGATAATCAACGACTTACGAAAAATGGCGACGCCAATTTAAATTACTTTAAAATACTTTAAATTAAGTATTGACATTATAAAAAATTTTGGTAATATTATAAGTAATGAGTCTTGAATTGAATATAGTGATTGAGAATGAATTTTGTCGTAAAGATATGATATCATTATTCTTTAAGCCAGAAGATGTTATAACTTTTTACCATCAGATGTTACAATGGCAGATATTGGTGTTATGTTGGGAATGTTTCCAAGTAAAGGTCAAGCAAGGAAAAATGGTTGGGGAAATCCAATTCCTGGTGGATGGTCAGAAAAATTAAATGTTGGTAAATTACGAAATAATGTCTGGATTTGGAAACCAATAAAATGTACAATTGAGGATTGACTTAATTATAAAAAGGTGATAAGATAATATTTATGAAAATTACAATTACAATGAAAAATCCGGACTGTGTTTCGGATGCAATCGACGAGGCAGTTGAGACTTACTTTGATTCACGAGAAGATAAGGATATTGGTCGTGAGGAATTTCGTAAAATTGTTGAACACGATATTTCAAAGTTTGTTGAATGGTCAGAATATATTACGGTTGAAATTGATACAGAAACAGATACTGCAAAAGTAATTCCCGTTGGAGAATAATTGTGAATAAGGATTTCATTAAAGCATTAAAAACACTTTGTAAGAAACACGATTATACATTAACTTATAAGTGTGAATATTGTGGGTAGGTCGTAACTTTGACCTTGATACTGGAGAAATATTAGATTATATTACTGTCGTTCAGCCCAAACCTAAACGAAAGAGGTAATAATAATTGACATATTCGTATTGTTGGTATATAGTTAATCATTATGAATCAAACACCAGCTAATCAACCAAGAGTTACTATAAGTGACACCAACGAAGTAATTTGTGATAAATGTCAGTGTAATACATTTGCCGAAGGTATGTTTCTACGAAGTATATCACCAATCTTAACAGGTCAACCAAAAACGTCATACATACCAATTCCCGCATTTTATTGTACCCAATGTGGTCACGTAAATTCTGAATTTGTTCCTGCCGAATTAAAAAGTAAAATCGTTGTGTAATTAATTATGGCGAGTTGGTGAAACTGGCTAGACACAAGGCGCTTAAGACGCCTCGACCCTTAAAAGTCATGTGGGTTCAACCCCCTCACTCGCTACAAATTTTATATTGGTCTTGTGGTGTAATTGGTAGCACTTTGCTCTGTGGAAGCAACGGATTCAGTTCGAGCCTGAACTTTGACCACCTTATTAATAACGGATGTAATAATTTCTAAATATTTGGTAGAAGAACTCTTTGTAAATCTTTCTTGTTTAGAGGTATCAACAATGCAAAATTCAATACCTTTCTCTAAACATGCTTGAAATTTTCTTTCATCATTATTCTTAATTTCATTAAGTTTATCCTTTCCATAAATTGGTTCATAGTGGAAGATACCATTCAATTCAAATGCAAGTTTTAATGAAGGAATGTAAATATCTAATTCTGAGTTAATAGCATCTTTTCTATTAAAATGAATTTCTAATTTTGGATATAGTTTCGGTAGTTCTTGCTCTAACCAAATTTCGAGTTTGGAACGACGATTGCCTGTGGTTTTGTGTGTATTATTATAAGTAGCCGCACACGAATGATTACAAAATACTCTGCTGGATTTATTTAGTTCGGATGGTGTTTTATATACCACATTGTTGCAGGCGTAACAATTAAAAGGCTTTTTTGTTGTACGAAAAATGTATTCACACGTTCTAGAACAGTATTTATATGGCGTAGCATAAATTTTCGATTTTGTTTTTATACGAAAAATTGTTTTTTTAATATTATTTTTTTCAACGTAAAATGTATTGCCGCACTTGTAACATTTAAGAGGAAGTTTATCTCTTGATTTGGCAGAATCAAATTCGGTTGGGTTGTATAATGGTATCACACCATATAAATAGTATTTTCAAATCCCAAAAGACAACCATAATTATAAAAGGCGCGTCAACTATATTAAATAGTTGGGTCAATATCACCAAGTCGTTCATCCAATTCTTGTTCCATTATTTCCATATCTTCTCTAAATCGTTCTTGGCAATCATCGTCATCACATACAAAATCATCTGGACTATATAAACTGCTTATAAGTTCACATTCACAATAACGACATTTATTCATAATTAATCAATTCTATGTGTGTTGTGGCAGGGAGCAGGATCGCCACAAGCTTTACAATATTCAATAATCTTACCGCCTTGATTTCCTTCACCTTGTAATTTATGTTGACGGGTATTATAGGTTTCACATCCTGTTAATTTATATTCTACCGTACCATCGGTTATTGTGGTGTAATATAATCCACTAAAATCTACACAATCAATAGTCCCTGTTGGATTTTTCTTATTGGGAACATATTTAATTCTTCCAGGAACATTGATTGATTTATATGGAGTATGTCCACAAAATTGTAACCAACCATTGACAGGCTTAGTTTCACATTGTTGATCCTGCCACAGAATACCACCTTGTTTTTCATCTCCACCACGACTCCATCCTGCTCTTATTATTGGGTGAGCACCTCCAGATTTTGCACATTCAATGGCTTTATTACACAAGTCGTTAATACCATTAAGAGTGATACCGTTTACTACATGAAAAAAGTGTTCTTTACTAATTCCGGCATGACTATATAGATAATGGCCATCAAAATGAAATAGTTTTAATTTTTCCCAATGTTCATATTTTATAACAGAATTAATTTGTTCACACTTATCCATTGTATTACCAGAGCACCAAAACCGTTTTACTAATGGCCAGCGATAAGCGCACTCATGGTTGCCCATTAATGCAATATGATTTGGATTTTCAATAAATTCAAGTAACCAATCATTCGTAGCCTTTACTGAATCCTTTGTTGTTATGAAGGAATCGTAATAGTCTCCAAGCGCAATAACAATGTCAGGACTTTCATCCTTGATTTTATCATTACACCAACGCTGTTTTTCATGGCTATCTCCGATCAACATTATTTTAGACATATATAAACTATATATCATATTAATATTTTTGTCAATAATTAAATTAAAGATTTTTTGACGTTTTATGATTTGACGTTATATTTATTAGTATGGAGAATAACACTATATGGGAAGAAAAAAGTTACATAGAACCGAAGACGAACTTAAAAAACAACGACGAATTAGATCAGACAGATATTATGAAAAACATGGGGAAGAAATTAGAAAACGAAATCTCGAAAGATACTTTAGAAATAAGCGGAATCTACATAATTCTGAACAAAGTAAATAATAAATATTATGTTGGTAGTGCTCATGATATTATAGGAGAAAGATGGCCAGACCATAAATGTAAACTACGAAAAAACAAACACATTAATAAAAAATTACAATTGGATTGGAATATATACGGAGAAAATAATTTTGAATTTCATATCATTGAATTAGTGGATAGAATAAATAATTTTCCTACTGAACAACAGTATTTAGATTGGGCATTCAAAAATAAAGATTTAATATATAACAAGAATCCACACGCAACACATCCACCGACATTATATGGAAAAGAAAATGGATTTTATGGAAAAACACATACACAAGAAAACATAAAACACTTTTCTAAAATAAAACTTGGTAAACATCCATCAGAAGAAACTAAAAGAAAAACCAAAGAAAGTATGAAAGGTAAGCATGTTGGGGAAAACAATCCGTTTTATAAAAAGACACATTCTACGGAA